TATTAAAATTACCTAGAGCTCTGCTGATACCAGCAAATGCACCAATACTTCCTGATATGATTGCAGCAATTACTTGAGGTTCCATACTTTTATTATAATAGTAGGCACAGTTTAAAATAGATATTAATAGAGGTAAATTATGTCAACTGCTTACGAACCTAATATACAAGGAGCTATTGCAGTCTTACGAGATTTGATGATAGCAAATAGTTTTACTATGACTCGTGAACCATATGAACCTAATTATAGAGGATTATGTGATGCAGTCATAGATTTGAAAGAAGGTTTTCCAAGTTTTTCACCTTTACAAGTTAGTTTTGATGCCACAGCTTTTGAAAATGTTACTGAAGGAGATGCCTTATATATGAGAACATCTGATGGTCAAGTAGGAAAAGCTACTGCAGCCGATGGAACATCTGAAGCTGCAACTGTTGTTGGCTTTGCAAATGCTACAGCAAGTGCTAATGCAAGTGTAAAAGTTGTTGTTGCAGGTATTAAAAGTATGACAAGTTTAGATGCTGGTGATTTGTATTTTCTCTCACCAAGCACAGCCGGTGCCATAACTTTGACTCCACCATCTAGTGCTGGACAGGCTGTAGTCAGACTAGGAGAGGCTGCTACTTCAACTAGTTTTGCAATACAAATTGAACCTCCTATTAAATTAAGTTAATGTCTAGCGTAGAAAATAATAATCCTTATCAACCTAATGCTCAAGGTTTTGTTGAAGTCCTTTTAGATTTTAAATCAACATTTCCTTCTCCGCTTGCTTTTAAAGTTACTGGGTATGTGACTACAACTTTTGAAAATATTACTCAAGGTGATGCTGTGTATTCAAGAGCTTCAGATGGATTTATAGGAAAAGCAATTGCTAATGATACTTTTGATAAAGCAAAGGTTGCTGGAATAGCCGAAACTACTCAATCTTCAGGTTCTGAAATAAGAGTAATTACAAGAGGAATAGTTACTACAGCTGGTTTAAATACTGGAGATTTGTATTTTTTATCTGCTAGTTCTGCAGGAGCTATAACTGAAACGGCTCCTACTGGTTCAGGAAATTATTTAACAAGAGTAGGAGAGGCCGGATCTACAGGTCAATTTATTATAAAAATAGAACCACCAATTCTTTTAAGCTGACAGTTTACTAGACGTAAAATAGAAATAATTAACGATTTAACAATTTATTTTTTTGAATCGTATGTAAATGTAAAATGGCAACAAGAAAATCACTTGTTTTAGTTTCAGGTTTATTTCAGGAGTTAAATTCTTCTTCTGATAAATTAGATTTTGCTGGAAATACAACTGCTGATTTGTCAGAGAATACAAATCTTTATTACACCAACGCAAGATCTAGAGCAGCTATATCAGTAACCGACAGTGGTGGGGATGGAAGTCTTGCATATAATAATTCCACAGGAGTAATTACATATACAGGACCCTCCGCTGCAGAGGCAAGAGCTCATTTAAGTGTGGCTTCTGGATCAGGTTTATCTTATAACTCAAGCACAGGGGAATTTGGAACCTCTTCAATACCTAATTCACAGTTAGCTAATTCATCATTAACTATTGGTAGTACAAGTGTCTCACTAGGAGCCACTCAAGGTACTTTTACAGGATTAACATCCTTAGCTTCAGGAACTTTAATAGCAGGAGTTGAGGATGCAGCTGATTCTATTCAAATTGGAAGTGGAAACATTACATTTGAAGGATCAAGTGCAGATGCAAATGAAACTATTTTGACTGCTGCAAATGCGACCGGAGGAGATAAGACCCTTACATTACCAAATGAGACCGGTACTTTATTATCAACTGCATCATCGATTGCTAATAGTAATCTAGCTAACTCTGCTGTAACAGTCGGTAGTACTTCTATATCTCTTGGTGGAACAGCAACTACAATAGCCGGTGTTTCATCTTTAACATCTACAACTTTAATTGGAACTACATTAATATCTGGTTCTACTGATGCAGCTAATTCAATAACTCTTGCAAGTGGGAATATAGTTTTTGAAGGTAGTGGAGCCGATGGTAATGAGACAACACTTACAGTAACAAATCCTACTGCAGATAGAACAATAACTTTTCCAGACGCAGGTGGTACTGTAGTGTTATTAGGATCTCTAAGTGTAGCAGCCGGTTCAGGATTAAGTTATAACAGCGGAACAGGTCAATTTACAACAAGTTCAATTCCTAACGCTCAGTTAGCAAATAGCACAGTGACTGTTGGATCTACAGCTATATCTTTAGGATCAAGTGCTACTACTATAACTGGATTATCTTCTTTAACTTCTGATGCTGTAGTAACAAATGATAATGGGTTTAGAGTAAGAGATAACTCAGATAACACAAAACAATTAGCTTTTGAGTGTTCTGGAATTTCAGGCAGTACAACTAGAACCATGACTGTTCCAGACAGTAATGGGACAATCAGCACTGAACAATTTGCTACTGCAATAGCAGTGGCATTAGGATAGTATTATGGCAACCCAAGTTCAATTTAGAAGAGGAACAACAGCTGAGCACTCTAGTTTTAAGGGTGCTGATGGAGAAGTTACAGTAGATACCTCGTTAAAAACTGCTGTTATACATGATGCATTAACAAATGGTGGATTCCCATTATTAAGGCAGGATGGTACAAATTCTGTATTTGAAAGAGGTACAACTACTAGTTGTGCTTTAAAATTTGCAGGAGATCCAAATACAGGTTTAATATCACCAGCTGCAGACGAAATAGCTTTAGTAACTGGTGGGTCTAGCCGTCTTACAATAGATGCTAATGGAGCTGCCACTTTTACAGGTAATGTCCAAGTAAATGGAAATTTCTCAGTAACAGGTGGGTTTGATTCAGGAGAAAACTTAGCATTAATTATTGCTTTAGGATAATATGGCAAACACCTTCAAAGTCGATACAAAATCTAGTTGCACAACTGATGCACATACGAGCTCATCTGCAAATGTCTTATCCGCTGGTGCTTCTGCTACATTAATTCTTTTAAGTATTCTTGTTTCAAACAAGACGGGAGCTAGTGCAGACGTAGATGTTTTTTTAGTGACAAATACGGGAGATGATGTTTTTCTTTTAAGAAATGCACCTGTGCCTGCAGGATCTTCTCTTGAGTTGATAAGCGGATCAAAAGTAATTATGGAATCTAGTGATGTTTTAAGAGTAAGGACTGATACAGCTACTGCAATTGACGTTACCGTAAGTTACCTAGAACAGACCTAAAATGGCATTAACAACAAATAATGATCTTGTAACTTTATCTGCAAATTTTGAAAGTCTTAAAGCTAAAGTTGAAGCAATCGAAATAATTATTTACGGAGAAACTATTTTAAAACTTGATGATTCTACTTGGGAAAATATTAGAACAAAAAGAGATTATCTTTTAAGATCTACGGATTGGACTGTTACACCTGGATGCAGCGTTGATCAGTCTCAATGGTCTGCTTATAGGCAAAACTTAAGAGATATTCCTCAAACTTATACAATAATTACAGATGTAAAATGGCCTACGCAGCCATCTGCTTCAGGACCAAATTCTTAAAAATACTCATATTTACTGAGCTTAAAATAAACAGAGACACATAGACGATTCTAGATTAAACTGCTATGCCATATATCGGAAATACTATTCGTGCTGCTGACGATTATAGATTAATTGATGACATAAGCAGTGGATTTGACGGCAGCACAACAAGTTTTGCATTGCAAGTTGCTGGTTCTTCTCCAGTACCTTTTCCAAAGTCACCTCAACAAGTTTTAATATCAGTAAATGGTGTTATTCAAGAACCTGATCCTACAGGTGGATCAGGATTTAATTTAGTTGGTACAAATATAGTCTTTAGTTCTGCTCCTACAAATGGGCATTCATTTTTTGGAATAATATATGCAACTGCTGATTATCTAAATGCAGGTGGTACATTCCCAGACGGATCTACAGGTTCTCCCTCCATTACGTTCTCGAATGATACCGACACCGGCTTAATCAGACCAGGTTCAGGTAGTATTGGTTTTGTTTCTAACTCTACTCAAATTGCAAATATAGATGATAATGGTTTAACAGTAACTGGAAAAGATGGAACGATAAATGAAGTCACAGTAGGTAAGGGTGCGAACTTTGTTAACACTAATACTGTTTTAGGGAAATCTGCTTTAGATGCTGCTGTAACTGGTGGTTTCAATACCGCTTTAGGTCACACAGCACTTAGCAATTTAACATCAGGAGCACAAAATACAGCAGTTGGATATAATACTGGTTTAG